ATAGCCGTCCTCTTGACTACTTCATCAGATCTCTTTTTAATGTATTTCTGAAAGAAAAGTTCAAGTTAAGTATGAATGAGCGACAAGCGAAATGAAATACTTAACGTCGAACTGATGTCTTTAGACATCACTTATAACTAAAACTATATGACTTGGACTTATCTCAATAAACCCCTAACTGAACTTCCCGATGATGTAGTTGGTTTTGTCTATTTGATTACTAACCTCACGAATAACAAAAGATACATAGGCAAGAAGTTGGCCAAGTTTGCCAAGACCCGATACAAGATGCATACACAGAAAAATGGCAAGAGGGTTAGGAAGAAAATACGATCACGAGTTGACAGTGATTGGCAGTCTTATTATGGATCAAGTGAAGCTCTCACCAAAGACATTGAACTGTTGGGCCTTGATCAATTCTCTCGAGAGATATTGCGTCTCTGTTATAGCAAAGCGGAATGTTCATACTACGAAGCCAAAGAGCAGTTCTACAATGGCGTTTTGGAATCAGCAGATTGGTATAATGGACAGATATCAGTGCGCTGTCACAAGAACAACATTTTGGGCAAGGCCTAGTTTGGATGTTTTTGTCATTGACAATAAATACAGAACACGCTATACTATATTTTTAACACACAGAAAGACAGCAAAATGACTACAAGACTTGGAATGATTCCTACAGATTTTGCAATGCATTATACAAATAATTGCAAAATGACACTACCTGAAGTATTTAATTTGTGGATGAGTGGCGGCGAAGGCCCAGGTTGGAAGGTGAGTAAGTTTATTATCAATCTTTATCTTAAAGAATACGGAGTTCCACCTAATTCTTATGAGCAAGAATATCAGTATGCTTTAACTAAAAGGCATCTACTTGAGACTATGTCTTGGGCAGAGTTGGAGGCCGCAGAATGAAATCCACATTAGTTATTGTCCATAAACCTATGTTTAAGAAACCCTTTCACATTGAAAGGCACTATTATGAATCTAATGGGGATATCCTTAAAAAAGATATCTTTGTTGGTAAAGAATATTCTACCAGAAAAGAAGCAAACCAAGCCTTGGGCAAAATGTTAGAGACCGCAGAATGAACAACAAAGGAAACAAAATGAAAATTAAAATTTACACTGACAAAGAAAAAACCACCGCAATCTACGATATGGAACTGGCAGACTATCTCGTTATAGTGAACAATGAACTGTTCAAAGACCATTGGCAGGTGATTGAATATGGTGATATTGAAATCACCCGAAAGGCAGCAGAATAGTTTGGACGGACGGCACCTTGACTCCAGTGCCGTTTCTTGCTATACTATATTTTTAACACACAGAAAGACAGCAATATGAAATACATTGTTTTAGATTGGAAAACATATCTGTTAGATCCAGAATTTTGGCAGGCTGTTAGCAATGAAAAAGCAATTCCTTTACACATCGGAACAGATTTGGAGGCCGCAGAATGACTGAACAAGAAGTTTTGGAACACACATCCAAATTGTCCCCAAAAGAGTATTACGACTTTTGTCAAGAAGTCAGTAAGGCTCGTGGCTTTCCTGCTTGGACTAGTTGGGAAGAGTATTATGAGATTTTGGAGGCCGCAGAATGACGTGGAACACATATCAAGAGTTTATTGCTTGGTTAGAAACTGACCCGCCTAAAGAACTTAGAGAACAAGCATTTAAGACAATACCCCAAGATTGGGTTTGGCGTTTTATGAAAGAGTATATGTGATGAAAAAACCTAATTTTAAAGAACTGGCACAGTTTCTTGACAGTGACAGCACTTTGGAATTCATTCCAGATATTGTTTGGAACATTGAAAGCCAAGTGCATAGTTTAAAACTAAAATGGCTAGAAGAAAGACTTGAACGTGCCTGGACAGCTTGGCAATTGGAGTTGACCAAACAGCCAGTTGAGGACACTGCGGATGCAGAATAAATCTGATCCAAAACCCCATATAGGTGCTGCCGCCTTGATTGCCAACATTGACTATTATAGATCAATGAGAATCAAGGCACACAGTGAATATCTCAAAGCCAAACGACTTGAGAGAGCCTATATAGAACACTTAAATAAACTTGATAAACGCTCTGACTCGAGTATTATCAATGCGGGCTGAGGCTTCCTTACCTCGTTCTAGCACCTCCCCCCGTGGTGTTCCGCGAAACGGGGGTTTCTCTTGAAAGAACTACAAATGAAAACACTGGCATTGGCCTTGACTCTTGTTCTAACTGGTTGCAGTCAACCGCCAAAATGGCTAGCCCATCACTACAACAGCCAAGACCCTTGCCAAACTACGCCTAGCCCCACTTGGTGTAAAAGCACCGTGGCACATCCAGGCATCTATAACAGTCAAGGTCGTAGAGTGGGTGAGATCCGTAAAAAATAATCACTAAAAGAATAGTTTAATAAATAAACATATGAGTAGATCAGGACCCCGTCCCCACTGTTGGAAAGTTCAAGGCGAGATTCCGCACAAGCAGAATCTAGGTTGGTTGCGTATGAAAGCACAGGCCAATTATAGAGGTGAAGTGTGGATGTTGTCATTTGAAGAATATCAACGACTGTGGCAAGACCATTGGCACCAAAAAGGCCGCGGCAGTGAAGACTATTGCCTCTGCAGAGAAGACGCAGAGGGTGCCTGGGTTTGGGGCAATGTGGTCTGCATACCTAGAATAGAATACCTAAAAAGACAACGATATTATAGAAGTTTATACACTACAAGGATCTAAAATGACACAAGAATATTTGGTAGTAGACATCACATATTCCGGAACTAGCCCTAGAACACAAGGTGAATTTTGGACTATAAAACTGTTGGGATTAGAAGATGGCGTTTACTACAAGACCTATCCTGATACCAGTATGTTGAACTTTGAACACTGGAACACTATTGTAAACGATCCAGGATACTTTGTGCTTGGCAACCTCAAAGCCAAGCGAACCATCAAGCCCATAGTGAATGCAGATCGCGAACCCACCATAGTTTGGCAGGGCACATTTAAAGAAATGAAACGACTAGAACGTTTGGTGTTCGACACGCTTAAACCCAAGGCAGCACCGTCAACATTCAGCACACTGTTTGATTAAATAAAATATGGATGACATTTGGAATACAGGTTGGGACCCTTATCACTCGCTACTGCAATGTGAAAACAATGTTCAGCAGTGTGCCTTGGCCATCAACAGAGGCAGTCAAATAACCAAAGACATAGTAGACAAGACTCGACATCAACAAGAAGTCATAGAGCAGTTGATTTTTCAAAATAACAAACTGAGAACACAAATTGACCAACACCAGCGTCAATTGGATCAAATCAATCAAAAGCTACTGCAATTGACACAATGATTTTTTAAAGCCTCTTATAAAGAGGCTTTTTTTACCTCTGTATAAATAACTGTATGGAAACAGTTATTGACAGTGGCACGGTAGCGTGTCACGCTCCTAAAAATACACAAGAATACTGTGAGATCGTCACTCTTGATCAAGAAGAGCGAGACCCCAGCAAGACTGGACCACAACCCAAGAAACTGGTAGCAGTAGAAGTCTGGGGTTATGAAGTGGGTCGTGGTATGCGTAAGCGTGTGGTGACCCCAGAAGAAGTGTTCAAGTTGGCCGCATTGGGTTGCACAGATAAAGAAATATCCATATGGTTTGACGTGGCCTATGAAACACTGCGCTACAATTTTAGTGATATCATAGCAAAAGGACGCCAGGAGATGAAGACAGCCTTGCGTAACGCTATGTTCAAGAATGCACTCAGTGGCAATGCTGCCTTGCAGATCTTCTTGGCCAAGAACATATTGGGTATGAGCGATAACCCCACTAACACAGAGGATCACAAACCTCTACCCTGGAATGATGACTAAAGTCAATGCCAGAAGAATATCAACGTCTACTCCTGGCTTTGATCTTGGTCAACTATATTTGGATCAGACCTTACCTAACTGGCACAGCCTGGGATCGGGATGTTAAGATCACATTGAGCATAGTGGCCGCCTTAGTGCTACTAGCAGAGATTATAAAAATATTATGCCTTTAACATCCACAGAAAAAGAACATAGAGTAAAGCAATTGGCCAAGATGTTTGCCAATGTGGTTGCTGGTATAGATCAAGGTCTTTACACCAATGCAGTCTTAGTGCCATTTAGTCTAGGAGATACTGTTGAGGTAGTGATTACTTCCCCACAAGGAGAAACATTGATCAGAAGATTTAATGTTGATGAGAATACAAATGCCACTTAGTCAAGCACAAGATTCAGTGGCCAAGAGCACCGCACGATTCAGGGTGGTAGTTGCGGGTCGTCGCTTTGGTAAAACCCACCTTTCTATAAGAGAGTTATGCTATCACGCCAAGGATCCAGGTAAGGATGTATGGTATGTGGCACCAACCTATAAAATGGCACGACAAATTGTTTGGCGTAAGTTAAAGAACAAACTGCAAGACCTTAACTGGGTGGCAAAGACCAATGAAACAGAACTTACTATCACACTTGTTAATGGTAGCACTATTGCCCTTAAGGGTGCTGATAACTATGATAGTCTTCGTGGCGTTGGCTTGGACTTTATTGTGCTTGATGAATTCGCGGACATTGATCCTGAAGCCTGGTATGAAACGCTTCGTCCTACACTGTCAGATAAACAAGGTCGAGCCCTGTTCATTGGCACGCCCAAAGGCATTGGCAACTGGGCTTATGAAATCTACCAGAACTCGCTCGACGACCAAAGCAATTGGCAGAGCTGGTCATACACTACACTAGACGGTGGCAATGTCACTGCTGAAGAAATAGAAAGTGCTCGCAAGGATCTAGATGAAAGAACCTTCCGCCAAGAGTATATGGCCACATTTGAAACGTTCAGTGGTCGCATCTACTATGGCTTTGACCGTGCGCAAAATGTGGTTAAATATTCAGGTGCTACTCCTGATGCGGTCTTTGTGGGAATGGACTTTAACATAGACCCCGGCTCAGCAGTGGTTGCTACCAGAACAGGTGATACCTTACACGTCATAGATGAAGTGAGAATTTTTAGTTCCAATACCCAAGAGATGGTAGATGAACTAAAACAACGCTACCCCAAAACCAAGATTTGGGTTTATCCTGATCCAGCTGGCAATCAACGCAAGACATCAGCAGGTGGACAGACTGACATTACCATATTGGCCAATGCAGGCTTTGTGGTCAAAGCACCTAGACATCACACACCAGTGCGTGATCGCATTAACGCTGTGAACTCAAGACTGTGTAGTTCTACAGGCATTAGACACCTGATCATCGACCCTAAGTGTAAATACACTATTGAGGGATTAGAGCGTCAGACCTATAAGGAAGGCTCAAGCCAACCAGATAAAGACAGTGGTTATGATCATATGAATGATGCCCTGGGTTATATGGTAGACTATCTATTCCCAGTGCGACGTGATGTAAACCCAGAACTCCTAGTGCCACAACGCTGGGGTCAC